ATACACAGGGTTAATTTCGGAGGTAAACCGTTTGATGCAAGGTATCAGAATCGGGGTGCGGAGATGTGGCACACTGGTGCGAGGGCAATAGCTAATAAGGAAGTGATCTTGCCTGATGACAAGAAACTCCATCAACAGCTTGTTTCAAGGCGGGTGGAAGTGAGTCGGCAAGGCAAGCTGGGCCTTGAACCGAAAGACAAGATGAAATTGAGGGGGTTAGCCAGTCCGGACAGGGCTGACGCAGTGTTGGGGGCTATTAGTTGTGGGGGCGGTGTGGGGGGTAGTTGGGAGAAATATGATGCTTTAAGCCGCCCCACCCTTGAGCAGTTGTACGACGAAGCCGGAGCTATGGCCGAGTATGATGCTATCCCAGACGGAATGTTCACAGGGTATTAAGCTCATAAAAATAAAATCGTATATCCGGCTATTGCATTAATGTGTCACATTGTGGTAAAGGGCTTTTAGTGTGTGACGTTGTGTTGGGTGCGGAGATCGCATCAACGGCAGTCTTGGTGAGATACATCTTCAATGCGCCGCATGAATCAGAGTTACGCACTTAAAGGATTTTATGGGTAAAGTTAACAAATACGGATATAGCAAGCCGACTAAGCAAGATAAGAAGGATAAGGCGGCTAAACGGGGTAGAAATCGTAAACGGGGTAGATAATGCCTTTTAAAAGCAAAAGGCAACGGAGGTGGATGTACGCTAATAAGCCTGAAATGGCAAAGGATTGGGAGAAAGAAACTCCCAAGGGTAAAAAACTTCCGGAGCGTAAAAGGTCTAAATGAGCGAACACCTTTATAGCCTGATTATTGACGATATTAAAAGCCGCTCCCGTTGGGAGCAAAGGCAGAGTCTCTGGTATCGCATGCGTAATGACGGGTTACGCCGGAAAGTAAAGCCTTGGCCTAACGCGGCTGACATGCACTTCCCTTTGGTGGACACCACCATTAACAAGCTCAAGCCAGCTTTCTTTCAGCAAGCTATGGGGTTGGATGTGCTGGCTACTTTTGTGCCTATGCGAAGTCAACTAGCCGGATTTACTTCCGCAGCCGAGCATTGGTTTTCTTATAAGCTTCATGAAAAGAGTAATTATTCCACTGAAGTAATGAGTTGGATTGACCACATGCTCGTCAGTGGTCACGGGGTTATTAAAACTATCTGGAATCCCGACAAGAAACAGGTGGAGTTTCAGGCCATTGATCCCATGCACATTATTGTGCCGCCTTGGACAAAGGAAATCAGTGGGGCAGACCGGATTACTCAAGTAATTCCGATGAGCTTGGAAAGCTATAAGCGAGCAGGAATTTATGACACCAGCGACAAGGTAATAAAACAGATTGTTGGTAATCAGGAAGAAGACGCGGGGATCAGTAATGAATTAAAAGACAACAAACTTAACCGTGAAGGATTAACTTTCTCCCCTGAAAAAGATCAGGTGGTGGTGTGGGAAGTGTACCAGCACAACGAGGATGGTGAGTGGGAAATGGAATGTTTCTCTCCGCAAGCACCCGATGTGAAGTTGCGCGATTCCATGAAGGTTCCCTACGACCACGGACTACCACCCTTCTCTTCTGCCAAGTATGAGATTACCGATGGCGGCTGGTTTTCTCCGCGTGGAGTATGCGAAATGCTTGGCAACTTTGAAGCGTCCCTGAACAAGACTTGGAATGAAAAGATGGATGCGTCCACTTTATTTAACAAGCCCCTGTTTAGAGCCGAAAGAGATTTACCTAACTCTGTTAACCTACGCCTTAATCCTGGGCAAATCCTTCCCTTTGGAATTGCCCCTGTTCAAATGCCCAACACCCCAATGGACTTTGACAAGGATATAATGCAAACGCAGTCGATTGCCGAACAGCGCGTAACGGTTCCTGATTACGGGATTATGGTGGGAAGTGATCGCCGCACGGCTACGGAGATTGAGTCGATAAATGCTCAATCCCAACAAAACATGGACTTACGCTTGCGTCTCTTCCGTCAGGCGTTGGGTGATTGTTTCCGTCAGGCATGGAGTTTGTACCTTCAGTTTGACAAGCAGGATTTACAGTATCGGTACTTGGAAGATTCTTTAACGCTTGATCCGGTTGCTTTGCATGAAGATTACCAACTGGAACCAAGGGGAGGCATGGACATGGTAAGTAAAGCCATGCTTCTGAATAAAGCTATTCAACGCAAACAACTGTTTATGAATAGTCCGTGGATTAATCAGGTTGAATTAGACAAAAGCATTTTGGAACTGGAAGACCCCTCCCTTGTTCCCCGACTGGTTCAAGACCCGAACCAGAAAGAAGGTGACGAGGTTATTGCTGAAAAGAAACTAATACCTGCCCTACTGGTAGGTGAGCTAATTCCGGTGCAACAGGGAATTGACGCGCGGGTACGCATTGGTGTGTTGATGCAGTTCTTGGAAAGGTCAGCCCAAATCGGAACCATGATTAGTCCACAGGGACAACAAGCCTTTAGCGCAAGGTTAGGTGAACTTTTAAATGCCTATGAACAGGTAGACACAAATAACGCACGCGCATTGAGAAAAGATGTTGAAGGATTTTTGGTACAACTCGGTTTCATGCCGTCCAAGGAAGAACAGGAACAAATGGAAGTGGCGGCGATCACAGGACAGATGCCAGCCCCCGAAGCGCAAATGGTGGAGGAAACTGAAGCGGTGGTACAGCAGGGCGATATGTAATGGCGATAGATAAGTCAAAAATGAAATGTAACTCGCCTAAACGGCAGGTTCAGGGGGGTAAGAAGTTTGTAGTAAAAGCCTGTAAGGATGGAAAAGAAAAAATAATCAGGTTTGGCGATGCCAATATGACGATTAAGAAAAGCAATCCTGAAAGAAGAAAAAGTTTCAGAGCTAGACACAAGTGTGACACAGCAAAAGATAAAATGAGCGCAAGATATTGGTCTTGCAAAAAATGGTAATGGCTAAAAAGAAAAAAGAAGATGCTTGCATGAAAAAAGTTAAAAGACGTTATAAGGTCTGGCCTTCTGCTTATGCATCCGGTGCACTGGTTCAGTGCAGAAAAGTAGGAGCAGCTAACTGGGGGAACAAAAGTGGCAAAAGAAAGTCTTCGTAAATGGTTTGCTCGTAACGACGGGAAAGGCTGGATTGACTGTAAAACAGGAAAGCCGTGTGGCAGGAAAAAAGGTGAAAAGCGGGACGGATACCCAGCTTGCAGACCTACAAAGTCTGAGTGCAACAGTGCAATGAGGAAGAAAAAGGGGCCAAAGCGAATTAGCTGGAAGAAAAATAAATGAGAATTTTTAGATTTATAAGAGTAGCTTGGAAACTTTCAGGGCACATGCCTTGGATAGATGAAGCGGAGTGGGAGACTGAAGATGTTGCCACCCTACGCCAGTTTCTTGTGTCCAAGTCCGGACGCAAGTTTAGGAGGATTTTATTGAACATGGTGCTGCGACAAAACGCGGCTGTGGTATCACAACGTGACACTAGCCAATTAAAATTTGAAGCAGGGTACGCCAACGGAATGCGTACCACGGTTCATACACTGGAGGCATTGGCCCGTGATATTGAACCGGAAGAAGATTTACCATCGGACGTATTCGGGGTCGGACGGACGATGAGTGAAGACCCCACAGCACGGCGTGTGTTCTGATTGCAAACACGCGACGAGGATTAAGCAATCAATAGGGAAGCACTGAATGTCAGAAGAATCCGGCGAAGTAACCGCCGAGCAACTATTAGCCGCTGCCTCGCAGTACGATGCTGCGATGGATGCGGGGGAACAACCGAGCATGGTTATTGATTCTCCAGAGGAGGATGAGTACCCAGCAGTTGAAGAACCTGAAGCTGAGAGTAAACCGGAGGAAACTCCACCGGAACCCGAAGCAGTCAGTGCGGATAAAGAACCTGATAGTTCTTTGACAGAACAGGAAGAGGCGAAAGCCCCTTCTCCGAAAGAAAAAAGCAAGTACGCCAAGAACCGTGAACGCTTGAATAAAACTTGGGCCGAAGCCAATGAGGTGAAGGAACAGAACAAGCGGGATCGGGAAGCCATTGAACAGGCACAAGCGGAACTGGAGAAACAGCGGCAACAACTTGCCGCGACACAAGGATACCGCGATGAGCATGGACATACGGCCAAGGACTACGAGGAAGCAGCAAAAGGGTTTAGGGATGAAGGCGAAACCAAACTGGCTGAAGCGGCTGACAGGAAAGTTAAAGAACTTTCCGAAAAGCAAGATCAGGCAGTAAGGCAAGCCAACGAAGCTAAACACTGGGAAACCTTTGAAGCAAAACGCCAGGAATTAATGCTCAAACATCCCGACCTGCAAAATGCTGACTCCGAGTTAACCAAGCGAGCGAACGCACTGCTGCAAGCACATCCTCAAGTGGCAAATATGCCCGATGGATTACAGGCAGCAGTTAATGGCGCGATGATGCAGATGGAAGCGGAGAAAGGGAAAAACGCATCTACTGAACTGTCAGAATTACGGGAACGATACAACAAATTGGAAAAGAAATTGTCAGTTACAGGCGGATTCACAGCGGGTAAAGCCGATGGTGAGAAAGGATTTGATGACATGAGCGATGAAGAGCAAACGCAGTATTTAATGCGAGCCGCATCAGCGCATGACGATAATCTTTAGCCATTGCATCACATTGTGACACGTTAAACTGACGGAAAGGAAAACAGGCTTATGCCAACGACAACCACAACTCTCTCCAACCAGTATCAGAACTATTTCAGCAAGAAATTGCTGTCCTACGCTGTTCAGGCATTGGTTATGGATCAGTTCGCCGAAAAGGCTCCCCTCCCTGCGAAGGCGGGCCATAAGGCAATTACCATGTTCCGTTTCGGAGCACCTTCTACTTCAGATATTGAAAATCTGACAGAAGGCACTGCCCCTAGTGGAACTCGCAACCTCTCACTCGCTAAGATTGAGAAGTCACTATCCCAACGCGGTCAGGTCATTAAATTGACTGACATCCTTACCGCTACAGACTTGTTCAACAGCTTACAGCAGTCGATCAAGACTAACGGTGAAGATGCTGCCCTAGACATGGACACCATCACTCGCAACACAGTGGTTGGTTCTAATGTTGCTGGCACAGCAAAAGAGAATGGAGACGGAAACGCACTGGACAACAGCGACTCGCTCACTGAGCAGTATGCTGACGGTGGTTCTGACTACTCCACTTTTGATGCTGCCACTGGCACTGACACGGTTATGTCTGCTTCAGCAATTCTGGATGCAGTTACCAAGCTGAAAGTGAATCGCGCACAGCCCGCTAAAGGTGGAATGTACGCCGCACTTACCAGCCCACAGGTGTTAAGTGACATCATGCAAATCAGTGAGTGGTTGAACGCCAGTCAGTACAGCAATGTAGAAGAACTCTACAAGGGCGAAGTTGGCTCGCTGTATGGTTGCAAGTTCATCACTACCACTAACGGATGGTCTTCAGTTTATGCGTCTGCTGACGATGACCGATTCGCCTACTCCAATAGCGGTTCAAAAGATCGCGCAGCCGGAGCAAACATCTACGCCACGCTCTTTGTTGGGCAACAGGCTTACGGTGTACCTGAATTGGCAAGTCAGTCTCCATTCAGCCCGAAGGTGATTATCACCGATCAAGCTGACAAAACTGACCCACTAAATCAGCTTACCACTGCCGGAATAAAGATGTTCTGGACTGCGTTACGACTGAATTGCAACTACTACTCAATCATGCGTAGTAAGAGCAACTCAACAGCTTAACAACTAATCAAGTTATGAAACCTAAAGGTGGAGTAACCCTTATTATTGCCGTGGGAGGGGGGAAACCCCCTCACCACGGTCATTCCAATAAAAAGAAAAAAGGTTGCGAAATGATTAAAATTCCAATGGAGGCATTAGTCTCTGATGATGAAATGGGCGAAGGTATTTCTCCTGAAGTGGGTGACATGGTGGGTTTAAGCTCAGTAGAGGGTGAAGTTAAAAAGATTGGCGACGATGGCAGTGTCCACGTTGAACTCCAATCAGCTAACGGCCAACCCGTTGAGTACGTGAGTCATGGTGACGAGAAAAAAGCTGACGCTGAAGAGGTGCAAGCCGACGAGATGGAAGCTGAAGAATCCATGCTGCGAGCAATGGCAGAGGAAGAAGACGAAAAGGCAGGTTATTAAATGCCCATTTACTCTTTTGCTTCAAAGGACGGAACGACGATTGAAGAAGTAGTGTCATCAGGCACTAAAAGCATTTGCCGTGACGGAGTTACCTATAATCGCAGTATTGCCAGTGAAGGTTTCTTTGTTCCTGGGCAAGTCAGGATTCCGACACAGGCAGAACAGGTTAAAGACGGATATTACAAATTAGAGCAAAGTAAAGGTTCACGGTTTTTGAAGAACTCAACCTTTACAACAAAACAAATTAAGAAGGCTTGGGGGTTTTAGGTTATGGCTACGCTAACGGGAAGAACTATTGCATCAAGTTACACTGAGTTACTCAAGACAACGAGTGCCAGTGGAGTAACAGGTTCACTGGATACAGTACAGGATGGTGACGCAACTAATTCTGCGCTACAGATCAGCACCGCTGGCGTTAAATCCACAGGCAC